CTCGGCGACGTCGCGCTGAAAGCCGTCCATCGTGTAGCCCATATCATATGTGCGCCACAGCAGCTCCGGGTCTGCGTGGTTGCTCGCCACGCCGCGCCGGTGTCCCTCGGCGTGCCCGATGATGACGCCATCCTGTGCCGGGTCAAGACCGTACTGCTTGCACAGCGCGGCAAACAGCTCCACGGCCGTGTGGTATGTACCCGCGATCTGCTCTGCCGCCTCCGCGTAAGTCATGCCCTCGCTCGGCTCGGTCATTTCTACCCCGATGTGCGTAGAATTGGCGCTCCCGCCGCAGTGCCAGCCGCGCATCTCCCACGGCAGGAGCTGATACACCGTGCCGTCCGCCTGCGCGAACGCGTGCACGCATACGGACGAGCCGCCCGGCTGATACTGGTTAAAGCTGCGTGCAAATACCGCCGCAGACGGCTGCGCGCATCCCACGCTGTGCAGCATGATGCCCTGCGGTGTCAGCGGCGTACCGATCTGATAGCACCTGTTGTTTGTGACAAGTGCTTCAATTATGCTGACCATATAGCCGTCCTCCCTTCACAACGCGCGGATGCGATCTGCAAAATCGCAGGCCATGATCTCGCCAGTCTGGCCGCTTTTTGCGCGGATCGCGTCGGCGATGTTCGTAAACAGTTCCCCCAAATTTTCGACGTACTGCACCGTCGGTGTGTCCGAAAATGCAGTTATGTGCTTGTCCAGCCAGTCCTTGCTGGGTTCCTTGCCATCGCCGAATGCCGCAGTCAGATCGACCAGCATGCAGGACGTTAACCAAAATATTTTGTTGCCGCCGTCGTTGTTGTTGTAGTCAAAGCGGCACGGATATGACCCGTCCGCAAAGCTGGTGCGATCAAACACCGCTGACAAGCGCGTCCACGCGCCAGCAGCAGCGTTGACGGCCATACCAGAAGCCGCCGCAGGTTCGGCTACTGGCCAGTACCAATCGCACGTGCCAATAACGGCGGATTCAAAGCGGATTTTAAGTGTAACGTAGTACTTGTGCGACGCGACCAGGGCGTGCGACGCCGACGTCAGTGTCACCTCGCCCGCGCCGGATGGGATGATCTTGATACTGGATGCGGCCCCGTCGCCCGGCGTAATGCTGGACAGCTGCCACGAGCAGTTGCCACGTGTGGCCGGAAACCACCCCTTTCCGCCGTTTGCCAGGATATTAGTCATAGATACAGTGGTAGCCATGGTATGCCCCCCTTAGTACGCGCTGTTGATCGCCACAGCGATCGCGCTGTCCACGTATGCCTTTGCCTGTGCCAGTGCGGTCTTTACCGCATACGGCGTCGCGGCCAGTGTCTTGCTGGACGATGTGGTGCTGTTGGACAGCTTGGTCGTTCCGTATACCGATGTACTTGCCCGCACAGCGATTGCCGCATCCACTTCCGCCTTGGTGTAGTAATCCCCGCTGGGCATGCCGCCAATGTCCGCAAGCAGCTCGGCGGGCGTGCGATAGTACACCCAGCCGCTGTCGTCCAGCACGGCGATCTTGCCCGGTGTACGCCCCAAATCGCTAGCGGCCGTGGATTGCAGCCATGTGCCAGTGATGTACTTGCCAGTCAGGTTGCCGGTCAGCGTGCCGCCGGTCTTATCCAGTTTGGCGTCCAGTGCAGTCTTATCGGCCTTGGCGTCGACGTATTGCTTGATTACCTTGTTCTGCACGGGGTTGGTAGATGTGCCCGACATGGCGGTGTCCACGGTCACGCCGCTGCCACTTGCAACTTTGCTGTCCACGTATCCCTTTGTCGCAGCATAGTCGTCCTTGCCAGCGCCCGTCGGGGTGCGAAGATTTGCAATCGCTACTGGCGCGTTTTCGTTTACATCTTCCAGCCTGATTTCTGCCCATTTTTCTCCGGTATCAATCGTGCTCAGATACACGCCGGCCGATTCTGTTTCCCCGAACTTGCGAATCATAACCGGCGATGTAAGGATTGGAGCGAACGCACTCGCCGCGCCAACGTTCTCCCTCGCCTGCGCCTGCTGCGCCTCGTCCAAGGTCTGCGCCGCGTCGTATCGCACCGCCATTCCATCTACATACGCCTTAGTCGCCGCGTCGTCATCCTCAGTTGGCGATGCCACTTTCAGGCGGGCGATTGGCGACACACCAGTCATGGGGTCCGAGCCGTGCGAAATGCGCCCGACGTCAGAGCCCGCTTTCTCGAAATGGATGCCTGTATCCGTGCTCGTCCTGCCAACAGATACAGACCCCTCGGCGCTGACTGTCTGCCCAACTTTCAAAGAAGCCGAAATTTCGCCACCCCGCGTTGACAGTTTGCCGTCCAGCGCCGCCTTGACGGCCTTATTCTGCACGGGGTTTTCCGATGCTGCGTCCAGCGCTGCATCCACGGTTGTCTTGTTTGCACCCGCCTCTACGCCATCGAGCTTCGTCTTATCAGCAGAAGACATCAGGCCATTGGCGGACGTGGTCGCCACTGCTGTTCCCGCTTTACCGTCCAGTGCGGTTTTGACCGCTTTGTTTTGGACAGGGTTGGCAGACCCGGCATCCAGTGCCACGTCCACGACGGTCTTGTTCGCACCCGCCTCGATGCCATCCAGCTTGACTTTGTCCGCTGCGGACATATAGCCGGGCGTTGACTGCGTGGCAGCCGCTGGTGTCCCACACCGATACCTGCCGCCGTCGACTACAAGGCACTTACCATTGTCCTTATCCGTGGCAGGCGGCAGTTCACCGGCACTGCACGTGTAAACTGCCCCGTCCTCGCTGATGCTGACGATGCCGGTACCGTAACCGTACATACCGGCGATGTTTGGCGCGTCGAAATCGTACGACCCATCGGTACCGTTATAGTACTCGTTCAGCGGACATACGATGCGATTGGCTCCCACACTGCCGATGACATCGACTAGCAGGACGCGCGGCACCATATCTTTTGCAAGCGCGGCAGCAATTTCCGCGTAGGTGTGCGTCGCTTTGCATCTGCACGTGTAGTAGTCGGCGTAGGCAGTCAGCTTTTCTTTCGTGGGCTTTTCGACGTAGGTGTCAAAGTAATTCACACCTTTTTCGTCGACATACTGCTTGATTACCTTGTTCTGCACAGGGTTGGTAGATGTGTCAGACATGACGTCGTCGACGATGGTCTTGGTAGCGCCGTCCTCAATGCCGTCCAGCTTGACCTTATCCTCGGCGGACATCAGGCCATCAGCGTCCGCCGTGGCAACGTCCTTCCCGGCCTTTTTGTCCAGTTCTGCGGTGACAATCTTGTTCTGCACAGGGTTGGTAGATGTATCCGACATGGCGTCGTCGACGATGGTCTTGGTAGCACCGTCTTCGATGCCGTCCAGTTTGACCTTATCCGCGGCGGACATCAGGCCATCAGCGTCCGCCGTTGCGGTTGCCGTGCTGTTTTTGGTCGCGCCCGCTTCGATGCCGTCCAGCTTGGCTTTGTCGGCCGCCGACATCAGGCCGTTGACGTACTGTGTGGCAACACTTTTGCCCGCCTTTTCGCCCAGCGCGGCGGTCACGACCTTGTTTTGCACGGGATGCGTGGATTGTGAATACAGCTGATCATCGACTGTAATCGCGTTTTTCGCGGCGGCCTTTGCCAGCGCCGCAAGTTTCGCAGCCGCGGTCGGCCCTACGTATGTGGATTGATCGTCCATGTTATCATTCCTTTCAATTTGCGTCCCAGATGGCCTGCATTTCCGCGGCCGTCATGGGTGTCAGCGTCACGCCCGCCCCGGACAGGCCATCCAGCTTGACCTTATCCGCGGCGGACATCAGGCCCGCCGCAGACTGCGTGGCCAGCGACGTCCCGGCCTTGCTGGCCAAGGCGGCGGTCACGATCTTATTTTGGACGGGGTTGGTGCTATCCAGCGACAGTGCGCTGTCCACGTCGATCGTGCCCCCGCCGCCACCACCGGGGGAAGGCGACGATCCGGAAGGACCGCTATCGGATGTGTTGTAGCTGCTGCTGGACTCAACGCTGTTGCCAATCGACGTTTTCCCGGAAAACACGAACGTGTAGTTCATGATGATCGACGGGTATTCCCGGCCGTTGATGTCCTTGACGATAACCTTGTCGAAAATATCAAGCCGCGGGTCGGCCGGAAGATCGCCGGAGAACTTATAGATTGGCTTGTTTTTCAGCTGCTCGTACACCGTCTCCGCGACTGCTTCAGCAGCGACCGTGACTGACCCGGCCGGTCCTTCGATACCCAACCACATGTTGTCGTCGTTCAGCTCAATGACATAGCCGCTGGAACCGGAAAAGTATGTGTGTTCCTGCCCGTCACTGGCGAACGTCTTTTTCACGCGCACTCCAGTGACTTCGACCGGCGTACTTGCCACTTCCAGTTGGTTAATCCACTGTGTTAACGTCACATCTGCTGTAGATGTAATCGGTCGCACATACAGTGCATCCCCAGATACCACGGCATTGCCACCGCAGGCCAGCGCGATTGCTTCGATCACCTGCCGGATGGTGTGCTGCGTGTCCACGGTCGCCAGCGCGTTATACCCCAAATCATTATCAATCGCGCTGGGCGTCAGGCCGAGACGAGTCGCTGCCAGCCTCCATAGCTCTATGTAATTGTGCTCTCCCTGCATCTCCGTCGGGCACAGCACGTCCGCTTCCCTCATGGCGTCGTAGCAAGTAAGCGTGGTAACTTCGTGCACGGTTTCCACTTCATAAACCTTAAAGCTGCCCATTGGAACCAAGTATCCATTGCCGTCGATTTTGATATCTGCCTTTAGGTGCACGGTCGCTCCTTCGTATAGATTCCGGTTATCGACGTTTTGCCACCCACCATCGTACATTTCAATTGTCGCGCATTTGCACGCGGAAAGCCCGACCGGGTAACTGCCTGATGATATCTGCGCTGTGATTTTCGTTCCACCAGGACGAAAACACGCCCCGTCTACTTGTAGGTGTTCCCCCGCCTTGAGCGTCACAGTTGTACTGCCATAATACACCAATGTCACATCGTGATCCCACGTAAAAGTCGCTTCAACCACGAAGTTTGTCTGCGACGGGTAAGCGTTTGTAATTTGATTGTCGACTATTCGCATATCATGCCACCCCCAATCACGTCAGTGGATTGACGCTGACCATGTTAAAATCCAGGGACGTGAACAGCTCCTTGCCTTCGTTCAGGCGCCCGATATTCAGCTGCCCTTTGCCGACGTAAAACCACGACGTACACCACGCGCCATAGTAGGCGGAAAAGTAGTGCAGCTGGAATTGCTGGCCTTTGGCGATGATCTTCAGGATCTGCGACAGCATGGTTTTGCTGATTGACGCCCGGCTATACCCCAGTGCTTCCACCGTGAATAGCGGGCTGACAACAGCCACGCCCGTCTGGACGCGGCCGCTGTCTTCCGTGTAGGTCGTTTCGAAGTCATACGACAGCGCGCCGGAATCGGGCTGGGGAAGTACCAGCCAGCCATCCGACGCGCTTTTGCGAATTTTAATGTATTCTTGTGCCATGTGTTACACCGCTACAAGCGGGTTTTTACCCGTTTGCCCTTTCCGCAGTTTTGCTTCGGTAATGACTTCGTCAAACAGCGTCCGGCGATCCAGCCGCGCAATGAATTCGTATCGGCTGCCAGCGCTGCCAGCTTCTTCGCGCACGATCTGGCGCAGCAGGGATTCCGGCGCTTCCAGGTTGTTGCCGTTGCGCTGGTCGCCCAGCACGGCAAGGAACTGCCGGTTCGCCGGGATGACCGCACCGCGCGCCAGCATCGGGATCTGCGGCACTGGCAGCGGATTCACGCCCCACATATTCTGGAACGGTGAAATGCCGAGGAAGTGCGCATTGCGGATCGTATTCAGCATGGAATTGATCTTGTTGAACGGCACGGCGATGATCGTGTTCATGCCGCGAATGATGGCGTTGACGACCGTGCGGAAGGTGTTTTCGATGCCTTCCTTGATGCCTGACCAGATCCGGCCGCCGGTCGAAAACACGTCTTTGACCTTCTGCCATGCATCGCGGAATTTGCCCTGAAACCATTCCGGCACGGATTTGAACGCGTTTTTGATGCCCTCCCAGGCGGATAAAGCGCCGGAGGCGACTTTTTCCCACAGGGATTTGAAGCCGTCCTGCAGACCGCCAATCGGGTTCATCAAATCCAACAAACCGCGGTTTACTTTTTTGATGCCTTCCCACACGTTGCCGTCTAGTATGTCGGCGATACCTTCCAGCACCAACCCGACGCTGCTAAGAATCCATTCAATTCGCTGCATCGCCACATACAAGACGGTTTTCACGATGAACTGCACGGCCGGCGAATCCCAGATACGCTTTAGGGATTCGATGATCGAGCGCAGTGCTTCGCCGATTTTCGCCAACCCCGCCTGGATGTTGTCCGGCAGCTTGACCTGGCTGACGCCGCTAAAATCAGGCGCGGCAGACCCGCCGCCACCGCCTCCGCCGCCGGAACTGTCGTTTGATTCCCAGCGGTTCATCTCGTCCAGCCCCGAAAGCTGCCGCTTCGCTTTTTCCGCCGCGTCACCGGCTGCGGATGTGGCGTTTGCCTGCTGGTACAGCGCTTTGGCGTTGGCCTGTGCCTGCGATGCCGTCTGACCGAAGATTGCGCCAAATACAGACGAAATAACGGCCGTAAGCTTCGCCAGCGTCCGAATGGCGGGAAGAACAAAACTATAAATCGGCGCGAAGGCCGTCAGTAGATTGCCCCTGATCTGCGCAAGGGACGCAGACATTTGCTTGTCTGCGTTGATGGTGTTCAGCAGCACAGACCGCATGGCGCGCAGCGCCTTCGCGATCAACGTAAAGATAAACACTTTCTTCGCGATGGTGGCAATGCGCTTTGCGAATTTTCCCATTTGTTCGGACACTTTCGACGTCGATGCAGCCGCTGACTGCTGCTTCTGCATGTAGGCGCCTATAGCTTCGTTTGCCTTGGCCTGGTCCGCCTGCAATCCCTGCAACTGCAGTTGCGCGTCTTTCATCTGCTGCGTCGTTTTCTGGATTGCATCGCCGGTTTCCTGCGATACTGTCCCGGTGCTTCTGGTTTTCTTTTCGTTTTCGGCAACAGCCTGCAGTTCTTCCAGCTGCTGACGCAGCGCGGCTACCTTCTGTGCGGCCTTGTCCACATTGTTCGCAGCCTTTTTCGCGTTGTTTTCCAGCTTCGCAAGGCCAGCGTCAAACTGGCCACTGTTTATCGTTGTATCAAATACCAGATCGCCGACAACATCAGCCATCGCGCACACCCCCTGTCATCAGCTGCCGGATGAATTCATCTTCGTCGTCGGTCAGATGCGCCGACTTGAAATCGATCAATTCCCGGTTTTCGTCGTAGTATTCTCGCTCCCACTTTTCCAGCTTCTTGTGTTTGCGCAGCTTCCGCCGGATGTCCAGGATCGTGGAAAATGTGCAGTCACCAATCTCCATATAATATCCGATGAACGTCCACCAGTGCATATACGGCAGTGCGCGCACGTCCTGCCCGGCTACGCGGTTGATCGGTGCAATGATCATCGGGAAATCCTGCTCCCAGTCCATCTGCTTCGGCTGCTGCCGCTGATCGCCGCGATCCACACCACCATCCAAAAACCACAGCATGAATTTCACCGCGGCAGCCATGTCCGTGATCTGTTCCCAGTCTGGGTAAAAGATCTTGATCGCCACTTCGGCGCGATCCTGATCTGTCAGCTCCGGGTCATTCAACGCGGCGCAGATGTCCAGAATTTCGCGAAAGTCGCTTCGGATACGAAAACACCGGCCGCCGATACATGCTGCCTTCGGCAGGCCGGTATTCATGATCTGCGCTTCTTCCTGCGCTGACCGCCGCTGTATTTATCCAGGTATTTTGCCTGACGCTTCTGCGCGGCAGCGGTCGCGGCGCCCATCTCGCGCCGGATCTGGCGCGAAACCGCTTCCAGGAACGAAATGATCTGCAGGGAACCGGACGGCGTGAGCGAAACACAGTAGGCTTTGCCGAACACTGTATCGCAGACGGGCGAAGGGAACGCCGCGTCCACCTTCTCGCGTGCGTATGCGTCCAGTTCGCGGATCGTCGTGCGGGCGTCCGTATCGCTTTCCTGCGTGCCCATTTCGTCGGCTTTGGCCTTGATCGCCATCGCGGCCGCTTCCAGCCGGTCGATGATACCGATGTCGTTTGGATCAAAATAGATCTTCCGGTTTGCGTCGCCGTTAATGGTGAACGCTTTCAGACCGGTTTCGAATGAAATGTTATTGCTCACGCCGTCACCCCCTTATGCCGTCGCCTTCGTGAACGTGGCCACGCCGTCCGCAATGGCCGCCGTGCCGACCGTGCGCGTGCCGCCGTAGGTCACGTCAAACGGCATGTCCACCGTCTTGTCGCCGCCCAGCGACTTCACTTCAATCGCGCAGCCGTTATATCGTTCGGCGAACATCGCCGTGTCCTTCGTGCCGGCATAGCAGTGCACGATCATCATATCCTGTTCGGCCAGCGCCGCAACGTCCTGATCCTTAATCGCCAGCTGCCACAGCTTCGTCAGCGCGGTCTCGCCGGCGTCCAGATTGCACGGGTCAAAGGTCTGCGTGATGGTCGGCGCGGACATGGTGGTAAACGTGTTGCCCAGGATGTCCTGCGTGGTCTCCTTGTTCCAGTCATATTCCTGGCTGCTGTCTTCCACGCGCTTGCCGACGATCGACCAAACCGGCGCGGAAGCTGTGCCGGTATTCAGGAAGGCCATCAGCAGTTTGCGGGCAATCGTCTGGCCCGCGGTTGTGTTAAAAGTCGTACTTTCAGGCATAATGCATCACCTTTCAAAATTGTTGTCGTACCGCATCGACAGGGACACAGCCCAGTCTTCCACACCGTCGGCATAGCGCCCGGTCAGATAGGCCGCCGACACCTGTACAAATGCAGTGATCGTCCGCCCATCGCCGAGGTCTGGCCACGCGGCAAGCGTGTGCTGCTGGCCGCCCGCCGTGATCGGCTGTTTTTCCAGCCAGCGCGCCAGTTTGTCCAGCCACCCCTTGATGTGGATGCGGTCAGTTTCCGACTGCGGCACGGCGCGATATACCACCTGAAACGCATAGTTGCATTTCTGGTACACGCCGCCCATGATATCGGTCGTTTCGCTGATTACCGTCGCAGCAGCGGACGGATAGATCCCGACGCCGGACTTGTCACCCAGTTCGCCGAACCGGATTTCCCGCGCTCCAATGGCCGGGAAATCATTCAGCAAGCCGCTCAGGATCGTTGAAAAATCTTTTGTGTCAACCATTTGATTCCCCCAGGATGATCCGTTTGCAGCCATCCGCCCATTCTTTTCCGTGCTCGTTTTGCGCGACTTCCGCCCAATGCGGCACGCCGGTCGCAAACCGCAGGTCGCGGTCAGTCGCAACAAGTGTCGCGCCTTTTCTAAAACGCGGGCCGACATTCGGAATGTTCGCAGGGCCTTTCCCGGTTTTTGAATCCACCATGACCTTACCCATATACAGATACCGTGCATATGGGCCTGGGAACACAACCTGCCGGCCGCCTTCGGCGACGTATGAACGCTGCTGCAGGCTACCGGTTTTCAACGGCATGTATAGTTTACTGTCCGCAAGCACCTGCTGCCCCAGCCATTCCTGCGCTTTGGCGAATCGCGGGCCGTATTTTGCAAAGCGGAGCTTTACCCGGACGTGACCCTTGACGTAGCTGACGTTCTTATAGTGCTTGATATCGCTCATGATGCCGTCACCTCAAAATGCGGGACAAGCGGAAACCACGCGCAGGACGTGATGCGGTGACATTCCGTGACCTTGCACAGCGCATCGTATTCCGCCCATTCGTGATCGCCGCGGCAGAAATAGTCCCCGGGCTGAAACGCGATCAGGCCGCTGCGGTCATCCGATGCCTGATACACTTCCGGCGTCGCATAGGTCAACGCGCCGATAGACGCTTTCGGAACAAGCAGCAGCACATAGTGCCCCGGAACGTCGCCGGTCGTGCCTGGCGTCATGGCGGTTTTCGCTTCCACCTTGACGCCCGCCAGCACATGCCGCACCCATGTATCAGCCTGACCGCGTGCGCCGCGCACGCGTGAAAAGAGCGTGATCGTATCGCTATGCAGCAGCATCAGCACGTCACCCCCGCGTACAGCACAAGGACGCCATCCACGGCCACGCCGGAAAGCCAACGCCGGAGCAAGTCAAACACCAGCTCGTCACGTGCCGCCGAAGTCTTCGCGGCGGTCGTGTAGCAGCTGTCAGCCGCTTTATATGTGATCGATTCGCTGCCGGACGACACCGACGCCACAGGGCCGGCGGTTTTTACGCCGCCGACATCTGCGGTTTCAGCCGCGCTGTCACGCGCCTGGTCAATGCGGTAAAGGCATTCGGCCAGTTCGCACGCGCAGTCCTGCAGCTTTTCGGCGTCGATCGTGGATTCCGGCAGCGTGCCGCCGAAGCGGTCAAACGTAAAGCGGTCGATTTCCCGCGACGCCGCTCGCAGATAGCGGGCAGCAGTCACTTCGTCGCGGAAAGGGGACAGATCGTCACCGTACCGCTTTACGTATGTGTCAAAATCCGCGTACACCGTGATTCACCTGCCAATCACGCGCTTGCGTAGGACTTCACGTGCACCTGCGCAGCGTCCAGAACACGCAGGGCGGCGTTTTCCTCGACCTGCGCCTTCGTACCGGCAAACAGCTCAGAATCGACCATGCGGACGATGCTGAAGTTATCGCCGACGCCGAAAGCGTTCGGGTCGTACATGATGAATTCCACCTTCGCAAGGTTCGCCGCCGTAACGCTGGCCTTCGTACCGCCGTGCGGATAGTAGGCAAGATCAGCAGACGACGCGAAGCCGTTGACTTCGATCCAGGTGAAGCCCATGAAGCTGCCGACCTGCCCGCCGGCAGCGGCGGCAAGCAGCATTTCGTTGGACGTCGGGGTGTACTTCTCACCGGCGAACTCCAGCATCGTCGCGAAGAAGTCCGGGCTGCAAAGCACGATGGTGGGGTTGGCTTTCGCCTTGACCATGGCTTTGCGTTCAGCCAGCACCTGCGCCTTGAAGTTGGCCGCAGTGGTCTTCGTGGTGTTGGTGGACGCCGTACCCTCGGAGATCAGGCAGGCAAGCGCGCACTGGTTCTTTGCCTCCGCGACTTCACGGGTGGCAAGAGCCAGATGCTCCTCGGCAATCGGGAACGCCACAGCGGCCGCCTGCACGCCGTAGATCTTCTTCGACGCCTGCAGGTTGTTGTTGAAAACGGCCTGAACCAGCGTGTCAGCGGCGGCGGTGTCCGTGAAGTCACGGCCGGGCGTACCGACAGACGCTGCGGTGGAGGTCAGCTTGTGCCAGTAGCAGCCACCGGCGCCGTCGACCATCACGTCCTGATAGGTCACGCCAGGCACAAGCCAAGTCTTATAAAACAGGTTGGGAAGAACAGTTGCCTTGTACTGTTCATCGACATACATGGATCCATACTGGATAGACATAGATCATCATTTCCTTTCGTAGTCTTAGCCCCTGAAAAACGGGTTGTTTTTGTATTTCTGGGCTACGTATTCTTTTGCGCCACCCGCCGGCGGCACCATGCCGCTGTGATCTGACGAAAAGCGCGCCTTGCTGGCGGGATCGGCCACAAGGATGCCGGGGATCTCCTTGCCGTTCTGATCGGTGACAAGGCCGGTAAACAGGTCGTCGATCGACTTGCCGCGCGCATCGTCGGACCCCAGAGCCGTTACCAACTTGTCCGTGATGCTTTCGCGCGTGATGTCGTTGACGAAATGCTTTCCCGACAGGAACGTGTCCACCGTACTGCGCAGCTTCACGGCGGCAGCGTCCTTCTTACGGTTGTCCCGCTCGGTCTGCAGGTCATTGGTCAGGGTCGTGATCTGACCTTTCAGCGCTGCGACATCCACGCCGTCAAAGGCGGCAAGCTTGCCCTGCACGTCTTTCAGCGATGTGTCCAGCGCGTCGTGGCGTTCCTGCAGCTTGGTGAATTCCGCCACGGTCTTGTAGTTTTCGGCGACGGCCTTGCGCAGATCCGCCGCTTTTCCTTCCGGGATCGTAATGCCGAAGTCGGAAAGAATGGTCTCGATGTTCTTCATGCGTAATCCTCCTGAACGTGGTTTTTTAACAGCCCGTCGACTGTGTGGATTGAGCCGGATGGACCACCGGCGGGGTCGTGATATAGCAAAGGGGCAGCCGGTTTCCCGTCCGCCCCTGCGTATCCTGATTCGATTTTGGGTATAAGAAAACCACCTTGCCGATTGGTAAGATGGTTTTCGTGATTGTTATATAAAACAGTTTTCAGTATCATGTATATTCCGCCGGAACATCAACGTCAATCGCGTTGTCAATGATTTCAAATATATTTTGAGGATATGACGGGATGCAATAGTGGGCAACGGAATAGTCTTTCTTGTAAACAAGAAGCCCTCCACCACCGCATTCAACTGAACCGTATGCTGGGTGAAAACTAATTATATACAAATCGTTGGTTTCGCCAATTTTGCTGATTTTTGTTGCCTTGGATTTCGCACCATATGCTTGCTTTTGTTTTGCAACAGCAATCTCGCAGGCTTTATTCAAGTCATTCATAAGGGTTTCTGATCACCTCATCCCGGTATTGCTCTACTAACGGCAAATTATCGATTCGCAGCCACGTTGTTTTCCCTGTTGCAGCCCTGTCAAAATATTCCTCAACCAGCTTGCCGCTCTTCCCGTTTTGCGGATCAACAAACAGAACATTGCCGTCAATATTTTTTGCTGCAAATGCGTGCGCTTTTTCTCTATCATAGTCCCAAACAACAACGATTTCGGCTCTTGCACCGTTCCCGCTCGCTTTTAGGAACTCAATAATCTTTTCTTTACCAGTGCCAACCTTATCAGCCTGAACTCGTTTAGACATATCCGCGTCAAATGCATTAAAATTCCACACCGAAAATGGCGACATTTGGAAAGCGTCGCGCTCCCCCAATGGCTTACACGGTTGCGCAATTACATCAAAGCCTCTTTGTCGCAGTTCCCATGCAGGAACACACCGCTGGCAGTTATTCGTATATTCGTATGTTTGCTTGTTGTAGTTCGGATTCGCCTTTTGGGCATCTCTAACGGCGTCAGAGCTGCTGATTATTCTGCTGTATTCCGGATATTGCGCCGAAACTATTATACCACCATTCGCAGGTTTTTCAACCGCTTTAGTAGCCGGAGCAGGCGAAACCTGCACATCAGCAATTCTCTGTTGTGCCCGTGCTGCCGCGGACGCGGTTGATGCCGCCGAGCGATCCCAACCCGCAACGGCAAGCCGCTCGTGGTATGGTTTCAGGTCGTTGTCGGCGCAGAACTTCGTGTAGGCCGCGTTCTGATCCTGCAGGCGCTTGGCGGACTGCGCATATTTCTCCTGCAATTTTGCCTTGCCTGCCGTATCTTCGCAGCTTTTCACGGCCGTATGCAGCGCCGCACACTTGCGCTTCTGTGCACGGATGCGGCGTTCCATCGCGCGCTGCGTCTGCGACAGCTCATACGCGCGTCGGTTGGCTTCGGTATCGATCGGCTTGTTATTGTTCCGGCTAACGCCAGGCAGGAACGGTGTGAAGGAATGGCGGCAGTTATAGCCGCACAGGCCCAGCGGATTTTCCGGGTAGCCGGTCGCATCCAGCAGGTTATCGAACTGCGCGTCCTTGCCAGCGATGCAGTACACCTTGCCCTGCCAGCCGGCATGATCTGCGATCGGATCGGTATCGGATACACGCGCGCCCAGATGCTGCGACACCAGCACATGATTCCAGCCCATGTCTTTGCACTGCTGGATCGTCATGTTACCGGATGACTGCGCCACGCCCGTGCGGATGCAGCGCAGTACCGCCACTTCCAGCGTGTCCTTATGGCCGGACGGATAGCGCACGATTGGCTGTACCTGCCCCAGCTCTTTCATGCCCTCTATCATGGCGGCGGTGTAGGACTGCGCGCCGGTGCGCACCTTCCAATACGCCGCGTCGCAGATATCGATGAACGTCTGATTGGTCGCGCCGGCCGTCGTGCGTGTGATGTTGGTAATTTCGCCGACCGTGCGTTCATAAGCGTCCGTGATGATCGCCATCATGCCGGGAGATAGGCCGGAAAACGTCACGGCGGCGGCTTCTGCATCCGCTTTTGCTGCCTGAATGCCGCTGTCTTTGAAGATCTTCGCGATCTCCTGCTGCGATTTGCCGGTGCTTTTGGCCAACGCCTTCTGGATTTCGTCCAGATTCCCGCCGGCCTGTTTCAGCACCCACGCCTGCCATTCATCCGTGCCGGTCAGCAGCTTTTCTTCGCCGCGGCCGAAGCGGATCATGAAGCGCTCGATCATGTCGCGGGCGATCCATTCTGTCAGGTCGTCCAGCAGCGGCAGCAGGGTTTCGCCGATCTCCTGGAACTGTTCCGGGGTGATCATTCGGTATCAGGGAACAGCCCCGGTTTCGCCGTGTTGGCTTCGGCATAGGCCGCTTTCGCATCGTCTTCGCTGAATCCTTCAAAGCGCACCAGATACATCCACCACGGCAAAACGCCGAGCTGGCAAAGGCTTTTTGTGTTCTGCCGGTCTTCTTCGTAGCTGTATGTGATGTCTCCGAAATTGTACGCCACGGTATAGGTGCCATACGGCGCCAGATCGTAGATATCAGCGTAGTCGTTCAGCGCCTGAATCAGATCATCCACAGCTGCCTGGATGCGGTCGCGGATGTCCTTGATGCGCTGGATGGTGCGGCGGTCATCGGCTTCCACCTGCGTTGCAGTAGCAAGGCCCTGTTTTTCGTTGTAGCTGAAATAGCCTTCGGAAAAGCCGCACTTGGTCGACAGGCTTTGCAGCAGCATATTGATGCCGGTCTGGCGTTCGCCGGTTTTCAGCTTGCGGTCGATTTCCTGATAGAAACTTTCCGCCGCTGAACCGGCAACGTTTTGCACATAGCGCGGTAGCCGCACGGAAACATTCTTCCGCCCTGGTTCGCGCAGCAGACGATCATCCACAAGGGCAATCGACCGGGAATCCTGAATTTCGTCCACCATAGCCGACCATGCGACGTCCAGCCCACGCAGTTCCGGCAGGGCGTTGGCGTAAATGGACATGCCGCACGCGCCGCCGTCGATATTGTTGGCGTCTGGCATAGTGCACACGGCAAACAGTGGCGCGGTATCATCCAGCACGGCGTCCGGCAGGATGCCCACCCAATCCGGCACTTCATCCAGATTCACACGGGATGCCGATGCTTTGCCCTTCGCCAGCCGGAACGCGCGGTTGGAAACCACATAATGCATCCCGTCGTAGCGGTGATATTCGGCCTTGACATAGTAATAATCCGGCGTTGCCTTCGTGTCGTACAGCACCACGCCGGTCACACGCTTGCGGTTATCCACAGCCGTGATCGTAAATTCCGGCGGCGTGTACAGACCGATGCTGTCCGGCGTCGGTTTCAGCAAGAACATGCCGGCAGCGCAGCCCACGTCCACCATGTCACGCAGGAACGGAATCAGTTCTTCGTTCAGCCGCTCCTGCAGCCAGTCCGCGCGAGCAGAGCCTGACAGTTCGACGCTGACGCCCATCGTCGCAAGGCGCGCGGCTTCGCCGGTCACGGCCTTTGCAAAATTGATGGTGCGATCCTGATCGTTTGCCCACGGCGGGGTGCCCATCCAGATCTGCATCCACAGGTCTTCCGCTTCGCGCATTTCCGGCGTTACCAGCGGCGCGATGCGGAATTCTTCGCGGATCTGCTTTTTCACGCTGTCCAGCGGGATATTGATTTTCACAGGCAGCCAACCTCCTTGAACACTTCGCACATTTTCGGAAACTGCGAAGCAATCCAGTCCACGTATGTTTCGTCATGGCCGTATTCCGGATGCGTAAAGTTTTCGGACAGCCCGCTTTCAAACAGAAATGCATGAATGATCTCATGACGCATAACTTTTTTCTGATAGACGCTAAAGTCTTTCAGGTCGCAGTCTTTGGCCTTTTTTGAAATAACAATGGTCTTTACCGTTTTGTCGCAGTAACCATCGCATTTTTCAAGCATTGCATCTTCGGCCGCCGTGGCTTCAATGATTTCATATTCCGTCCCCAAAATATTTACAGTCATGCACTTGCCCCCCTGCGCATCGTCAGCGGTTCTAGTGCGTACCGCGTGGCGTCGATGCTATGGTTATTCACGTCCGGGTATCCGGTGACGACGTTGCCGTCCCGGTCCCGCTCGTATTCGTATTCTGAAAATTCTTTCGCTGCATTCGGGCAGCGCACCGGGTCGATGATGATGCGCCGGCGCTGCAGCCACTTCATGCCGTGTTCGATCGACCCTGGGCCTTTGACTGCGCCGGTGACCGGCAGACCCATTTCGCGGTGATCGTTGACGCTTTTCGGTTCTGCCGAATCGGCCGTGATGGTGTAATCATCATAGCCGTGTTCGATGATCCAACGCGCCGTCTGTTCGTTCGATTCCTTGTTGACGTAGTGCTCCGCGAATAGATACACCGCCTCGCGGTCGCTGTCGTAGTAGCAGCGAATGAAGCAGTACGGATCGGGATACCAGCCCCAGTCCTCGCCCTGGAAGATGCGGTCAAAATGCGAAATCTCTTCATCTGTGATCTCCCGCAGCTCCAGATAGTCAAAGACGCTGCCGCCGTCGCCGTTGGCCACGCCCTCGTATTCGTGCTCATACGCCGCCGGGTTGACTTCCTTCAGGTGCTCCGCATCGGCAATAAACTTCGCGCCCAGCCATTCCGGCGGCGCTTCCGTGTAGCTGGAATGATGGAAAACGCGTCCCGGGTTCGGGACAAGCCGCTCCTTGTTGACCCAGCTGGATTTGCTCTTCGGCGGGTTATACGACGAAAAGTCATAGGAGTCCGCGCCGCCGCGTAGCACTGATTGGTTGATAGAACGTTCTTCTTCCGGCCCGCAAAGCTGGTCTTTTTCCTCCTTCCACAGGATGCCGATATAGCCGAACGGCGGCTTGATGGATTTCAGTTTCAATGGGTCGTCACAGCCGCGAAAATAAATCGTCTGGCCGGTTTCTTTCAGCACGATTTCCAGCGGCGACAGCTTGCAGTTGAATTCATCATACAGCCCCAGTTCATTGATCGCCCATTTCATCTGGGCATACACGCTGTCCTTCAGGGTGTTGCCCATCTTGCGGATGATACAGGCGTGCATCGTCGGGTTGTTTTTCAGCAGCTCGACGATTTTCAGGGATATATATGACGATTTCAGGCCGCCGCGGCCGCCTTCAAAGACATACGTCATGTTCGGCTGAATGCGCCGGTTGATGTCCACAAACGCCCGGCCGATGACGCGCGCAGGCAGCTCATAGTGCGCAGATGCACGCGCCGCCGCCTTTGTTTCCTGCTCTTCCTTGATGCGCAGCGACTTCTCCAAATCGCCCGCCGCACGGAGGCGGTCAGCGATGGAGGTTTCAATGCCGAACTGGTCTTTTTCCTGCCCGCGCATGATCGCCGTGCGCAGCTCCTGGATCTCTTTCAGGGATGCCGTGCGCTCGGATTCGATTTTTTCCTGCCGCCGCGCTATATAGATTTTTATGTCAGGTTTTGTCAGGTTTTCCGCTCCGATGGATTTGGCGGTTTTCGCCGAGTATCCCGCCCGGCGCGCCGCCTCGGTCGCATTGCCCAATTCGATGTAAAAATCCGCAAAAGCGCGCTGCTTTGGCGTGAGATTCATGGGATCACCCGCTATAGATTTTCGCCAGCGTTTTTACGACATCCGCCATGCTGTAAGTCTCCAGTACGCGCGTGCTGATATGCTTCCCAGTTTCATCGGTTTCTGCCTTTTCCAGCACGTATTTTGTTACCATCCGGCCAAGCCGCTCGGAGTAGTGCTGTAACTGATTGACTTTGTAATGCTCGCCGCGCTGGTTCAGCGCCGCCTGCAGTTTGTAGGTAAGTTGTTTCAGATTCATAACCGCACCAGAATGCACAAAGCACCGAACCCGAAACCGGGCCGGTGCTTTGCTTTGTTGAGAGACATTAGAAAACCGGAGTTGACAGAGACAAGAGAAAAAGCCATGCGTACATTCTGCAAAAGGATCAAAGGAAGAGAGGTATATCACAAAGTGACTTGCGGGACCGGTCTCTCTCGCAATCCCGCGATATCACTTTAACACAGATTCCCGTGAAAATGTTCCCGATTTTTTCCCACGTTACGCTCACGTCTCTGTGAGGCCGTACATTGTGATTGTAAAATTCCGCAGTGCGCAATCCTTCCAACGGTAAGCTGTCGTTTTCTCGATGGCCAATTCCCGGCACAGCCGCTCGACGCCGCCGATACACGGCGTGATGTAAAATCGCTGCAGCACACAGCGGTCCCGCTCAGAGAGCTGATTCAAGGCGCGATCCACGCGGCGTACACGGTTCTCTGTCAAGCGCTGCGCCTCTTCCAGCCGCTCGCGCTTCAGGATGTTGTTGACGAGCGCATCGTCCCGGCCGTTTGAGCTGCCGGCGACCGGACTGCCGTCCGCCGATGCGCTGCGGATGCTTGTGATCTCTGTCGCCAGGTCAGCGATCTGATCGCTGATGTTTGCAATTGCCGCCTTTCGGTTCATGTAGTTGCGCAGCTCATCAGCCGCCTCCCGCTTCCAGTCCAATTAAGTCACCTCGTTTCGTTCGCCGTAGCTACAAAAATCATATGGATACGCTGACGGCAAAATCCCATGGTGGCGTGGGTGCCCGCAATTACCCATCTCAGTCCTATGGGCACAGTCCTTGCAGTGCACCACCGGCGCAACGTCGGCAGCCGGTAGATCGTGCAAAATGCAGATCGCCTTTGCCCATGTGCGGCGGTTTTTGTCCTTGTCATGTGCCGCGGCGGCCGTCAGTGCTTTATCCAGCGCTTTCCGCTCGATGTATTCAGGTTCCATTGTCCAGCCTCTCTTTCAGCCGCTCCACTTTTCTTCTGCGAACATCGTGCACATCGTCTGCGCAGCAAAACAGCATCTTCATTTGCTCTAGCATAATCTCCACGTCGGCAATCTCCTCGGCGATATTTGCTGGCGAGTATTTGCCGCGCAGGTACTTGCACAGCTCTTTCTGCAGCTCGCTCATTTCCTCCATCATCACCACAATCTGCAGAGCGGAGCCGTAGGTGTCCAGCGCTCTCTGCAGCACTTCCGCATCGCTTATGTATTCAGCCATCCCTTACCTCGCTTCCCGGGACAATGCGATCCCAGCACTCTGTGCATATCTGCGGCACGCTTTTCTTTGTATTCCAGTTCTTCTCGCACAGACATTCAGTACCGTTTCCCGGCTCATATCCGTATTCATCCGGACATCCCGCACATCCGCCGCTGAAGCGTGCATCCACCTTGTCCGGATGCTCCAGCACCAACAGCTCGCGGAATGTGCAGCCGTGCGACTTCCTCAAAAGCATGCCTACCCGAAAAGCTTCCCAATTCGCCGTCGGCACGCCGACATAGTCGCACCACGCGCGTTCCAGCTTCGCACCGGCAGATTCCGCCCAGTCCGGAAGAAACACGACGTAGTCCACCGCCTCCATCTCCGCGAAACAGATGCGCATATAGTCCAGCTTGGTCAGCCCCTCCGGCGCTGTGGCCGGATTGATGACTGTCGCGCCCAGCCGCTCAAGCTGTGCAGCCGCTCGGGCAAATTTCCCCTTATAGTTCGGATCCCCGGCGATTTTCCCTGATATGTAGATTTTCATGGTTGTCCTCCTTTCAGAGCACCGGGCGAATTTCCCCGCCCAGTGTGCTATCGAATCACTGCATGATGACGACTTTGCCCTGTTCAATCAGGTCTTTCAGGCCGCGCTCGAAATACTCAGCGATGTTGCGTTTCGCTTCCAGACGCCAGATGCCGCCATCCGCCTCGAAAAAGGCGATGCCTTTCTCGCTGTCCACGCGCAGGAGGAATTCGCTTTCCGGCTGCGCGACCTCGAGGAACGTGCGGAACGGCTGCAGTTTAATCCGCGGCCGCACATTAACGACTGCGTTGAGCGCAACGCCCTGCCGCGCCGTCACGGTCTGCGTGACACCATTATCGTTGGTAGACACTGTGTTCTCATCGGACATACGGCTGAGCAGATCCAGCAGATACTCCGTGCCTTCGTTCGGGATGAACAGACTGCGCAGCTCGATCAGCGCAGTTTCTCGGTCACGCCAGCCAGTGCGCATGCCCGGCGCGTCCGCCTGCGCACGATACAGGACGTTGCGGGAGAAGTCCGGCAGATACGTTGTCATTACTTCGACCTTGTTGTAATCCCGGACATGTACCATGATGGTCGTCCCGACCTTTGCGATCTCGGTGCGCACCAGCTTGCAGACAGCATCCAGACCGCTGACGCTGACGGAATCGGGACGATCCACATGCGGCGGGATCCGCGTAAGATTGGCGTCGGAATAGGTCTGCCCATCAATTTCGAAGATTTTGGTTTCTTTCAGGTTCACGATTTTGTCGATCATTTCTGCGAGCATTGTCATATCCTCCTTCGTTATTCGGCTGCCTGCTGGCTGGCCTGCAGCAGATTCAGAATTTTCGGTGCTTCCTGTTCATGCCCGTCCATGCGCATCTGGCCGGGGAGCTGCGGCACCATTTCGGCAACGACCATTTCCCCGTTGCCATCAGTGATGACGCAAAGCGATGTTGCGACCGGATTGGTCGCTGCGAGCGTGGCCTTGGCAACAACATTCACGCGGATCTGCCGACGGTCATCGTCCGGTGTCAGCTCGATCGTCAGCGTGATCTTGCGCTTTGCGGTTGCTTTGGTGTTGACGTCAAGGATGTTGTCAACACAGCGCTGCATCTCATAGTCCACGCGCTCCTGGAATGCACCCTGCGCCATCTGCAGGATGCTCGCTCTTTGGGTCTCGTGATTCATGGTTGTCCTCCTTCGTTTTTTACATAGCCACCGCATCAGCGAGTGCGGCCATCGTCTCAATTTTCCCGGGCATGGCATACTCCGGTAGGTTCGCTGCCACAACGGCCGCAGCCATCGGCGGGCAGACGGCATTGCCGCATCTGGCTACTTGCTGCGTCTTCGGGTATGGCTTTCCGGCCGCATCATGGTCGATGATGTAATCCGGCGGAAAGCCCATGGCGTTGTACAGCTCCCGAGGCGACAGCATCCGCAGGCCAATGTCCGCGATATAGTATGGCGCCCCGCCGATTGACAGGAGCAGCAGGTCATCCGTGCCCAGTGCGTAGCCACAGTACCGGTTCAGCAGATCGCGGATCTGCGGCCAGTAGTGAAGCCGCTCGGATGTGCCGATTTTACAAAGCACTGCCTTGCAGCAGCCAAACACGCCGCCCGCTGTCTGTGTCGGCAGCGGCTCCGACGGCCGTGTGCCGACCTCGTCCCGCTTGTACTTGACTACATGTGCAGCAACCACAGCTTCCCGGTCGTGGCTCGTGACCGTATGCATCGGGCTTTGCACATCCAACGGCCGGCCGCCGCCGTAATACTCCACCAGATTCGCGCAGGTAAGGCCGTAACGGTTCGCGGCGTCCACCGTGCAGATGGGCTTATCTAGGCCAGCCGCTCGGGCGTTTTCTGTTTTCTCCGTGTGATACTGGATCAGTGACGAGGCAACAAGGCAGGCCTCTTGTTTCGATACAGTCGTAGGTGCATGCTCGTGCAGGCTCCTTATTCGATTCCCGCCCCCGGTCTGTCCAATGCACATCAGCGACGTGGTTACAAGCATCTGACCGCCGCCACCGCCTGTGCGGACGGTGTTCATCGGCGCGGAGACCGGCGCCCCGACACTGTTGCTGGTATTTGTCATCGTCAGCGGAGCGAGAATCGGCCGGCAAATGCCTCCGGTGTGCTTTGCCGTAATCGTTTTACACGGCTCTTGGCTATCCGTGACGTGCCCACCTCCTGAATGGTTGCACTCAACGATGAACGGCGCCCCGGATTTGATCGTGAACTTGTCCACGCCACGAATGATGCGGCGCATGGTGTTGTCCGCCAGCGGCCGGACGGCGGAAATGCCGTACCGCTCGTGGATTTCATCCTTCGTCGAAAAAATCGAAGGGCACGGCAGCGACCAGTCGATGATCTCCGCGGCGCTGCGCCATGGCAGCAGTTTTCCGCTGCGCACTTCCGCACTGTCTCGCGGGGCGTGTGTGCGCTCCGGCCAGACGATCGCACGTCCGTCGCAGCGGGCAATCAGCACCAGCCGACGTCTGGTAGTCGGCGCACCATAGTCGGCTGCCACCAGCTCGCGCCATTCCACGCTATATCCCAGTGCCCGAAGCTGCCCGACAAACTTCTGGAACGTCGTACCGGCCAGTTTCTTTACCGGCTTCCCCTTACGCACCGGCCCCCACGTCTGGAACTCTTCGACGTTTTCAAGGATGATGACGCG